AACGCCACACTTCATATTAACTCTGCCGCCTCCGGGCGGCTTTTTTATATCCGGAGATCACTATGTCCTCGAATTATGAAAAATCTCAGCTGACGAAAATCCTTATTTCGTCGCTGCCAACGACCAGAGACGCAATGGAAACCGCCGTCTATCTCGATCTGAGCTGCACTCTCAAAGAAGCGCAGTTCACCGGCGGGCAAAAACAGGATATTGACGTCACCACGCTGTGCTCCACTGAGCAGGAGAACGTCAATGGCCTCCCGGCCCCTTCGGAGATTTCACTGTCAGGTAACTTTTACCGTAATGCTGCGCAGGATGCGTTGCGTGATGCGTATGACAACGACACGGTTTATGGCTTCCAGATCATCTTCCCGTCTGGCAATGGCTTTAAGTTCCTTGCCGAAGTTCGTCAGCACACCTGGTCTTCCGGTACTAACGGCGTGGTGGCGGCAACGTTCTCCCTGCGCCTGAAAGGGAAGCCGGTACCGATTGACCCGGCACTTAAACTGACCACTGATTTGCCCGCCGCACAATCTGTAGCGGTTGGGGCGCCGATCAGTATGGCGGTCGCGGCCGCTGGCGGTAAACTTCCCTACAGCTATGCCTGGAAGAAAGGTGGTGTCACCATCAGTGGGCAAACATCTGACACATTCAATAAATCCAGCGCTGTTTCGGGTGATGCGGGAGATTACACCTGCGTGGTCACTGATTCTTCTGCCCCGGTTAAGACAATTACATCATCCACTTGTACCCTTACCGTCAATTAATGGAGATGCCGGGTTGGCCCGGCATGCATAACAGATGTCGCAAAATCTGAAAAAATTAGCTATGGCGAAGATGTCAGGCTTTCGTCATAAGACGGTGGCGGTTCCTGAGTGGGAAGGCGTCGAAGTTGTTCTCCGGGAGCCTTCTGGCGAAGCCTGGCTGCGCTGGCAGGAAGTAGTGAAAGTCGGTGCTGACGATGAAAATGTGTCGGTATCTGAAAAGGCGCACCGTAATCTTTGCGCTGACGTGGTTCTCTTTATTGACGTTCTGTGCGACACCGATAAGCAACCGGTATTCAGCGTCGATGAAGAAGAGCAGGTGCGTGAAATTTACGGCCCCGTTCATTCCCGTCTGCTGAAACAGGCGCTGGACCTCATTAATAACGCGGAAGAAGCGCGGGAAAAGTCGCAACCCCCGGCGTAAAGTTCCTGATGTCGCTTGCGCTCCGCATGGGGCGCACGCTTTCAGAGCTTCGGCAGAACATGACGGCGAGCGAGCTTCTGATGTGGGTTGAGTTCGACAGGCAAAGTCCCGTTGGCGATATTCGCGGTGACATTCAGGCCGCCCAGATAGTCTCTGCCGTTTATGGTTCTCAGGGGGTCAAAGTGCCGCTGGAAGATGCAATCCTGCGCTGGGATGATGACAAGAAATCAGCACCTGAAGATCCCTTTGCTGGTCTTGAGGCTGCACTTACTGCTGCGACGCAGTGACTTTTGACCCAGATAATATTAGGATTCTTAGACTTATAATACTGGGGAACCAAAATGGAAATTTTACTAGTTTCAATTGTTATAGGCTTAATTCCAGCCTTAATTGCTCAAAGCAAAGGGCGATCTTTCTTTGCATGGTGGGTGTATGGTGCTCTGCTGTTTATAATCGCTTTTGTGCATTCTCTGGTAATAAAGAAAGATGTTGCGGCAGAAGAAAAAGACTTAATTGAAAATGATGGCATGAAGAAGTGCCCATTCTGTGCAGAGTTAATCAAAAACGAAGCTATTAAATGTAAACACTGTGGTAGTGATTTAGCAGTCGATTCCCCACCGGTTAAGACTGATGAAGAATATCTCGAAGAAGCCAGGCAAAAGGTCTGGAAATAATAAAAATAAAACCGCTTCGGCGGTTTTTTTTACGTCTGGAGTTAGAATAAATGGCAACTTTACGTGAGTTAATAATCAAAATTTCCGCTAACTCGCAATCATTCCAGACGGAAATTTCCCGCGCTTCACGTATGGGGCAGGACTATTACCGTACCATGCAAAATGGTGGCCGGCAGGCCGCCGCTGCCGCCCGAGAAAGCGAAAGGGCGTTATCTGATCTAACGGATGGCTTTGCATCGGCAGGAAGGGCTGCCGCCGCCGCTACGGCAGCTTTTGCGACTGGCAAACTTGTGCAGATTGCGGACGAGTGGAATTCTGTAAATGCGCGCCTTAAGCAGGCATCATCTTCTGCGGATGATTTTGCAATCTCTCAGCGCCAGTTAATGGAAATCAGCCAGCGAACCGGAACGGCATTTTCCGATAACGCAAACCTTTTTTCACGCGCAGCAGCATCCATGCGCGAATACGGATATAGCTCAGATGAAGTCCTGAAAATTACCGAGGCTGTTTCAACCGGCCTCAAACTTTCAGGAGCAAACACCCAGGAAGCAAGTTCTGTTATCACACAATTCAGCCAGGCGCTGGCGCAGGGAGTTCTTCGCGGTGAAGAATTCAACGCCGTTAACGAAGCGGGTGATCGTGTCATCCGTGCACTTGCCGCCGGAATGGGCGTGGCCCGCAAAGACCTGAAGAGCATGGCTGACCAGGGGCAACTTACGATTGATAAGGTTGTTCCTGCATTAATGAGCCAGTTGGGCTCATTACAGGGTGAGTTTGCCAGCATGCCGCAAACAGTTTCCGGATCCCTGCAAAAAGTCACCAACTCGTTCATGGCATGGGTTGGAGGTGTCAACCAGGCTACTGGTGCTACCGATGCGCTCTCTGGTGGCCTCGACGGAGTTGCCCGGACGCTTGATTCATTTACCTCATCGGCAGTAAGTGGTGCATTGAGTGATGTTGCCGACAATATGTCTACGATAACAACAGTGGCGGGGGCGCTTGTTGGTGTCGGGCTAGCAAGATATCTGAGCGGAGTTGCAACCAGCGCCACGAGTGCAACAGGTGCGCTAATTTCTGCGGCTAAGTCAGAGGTTGCTCTTGCAGTTGCTCAGGATAAGGCTGCACAGTCTGCCGTTGCAGCCTCAAGGGCAGAAGTTTATAGGGCTCAGCAAGCTGTACAGAGATCGCGTGGCGCAGATGTTCAGGCTGCTCAGCAAGAGAAGATTGCTGCGGCAGAAGCAAAAGTCACTGCAGCCCAGGCCAGGCTGACGACCGCTTTAAGCAGCGGTTCTGCCACAGAGAAAGTCAGAGCCAGAACAGCGCTTGAGCGTGCGCAGGCAGGGCTGGTGGCAGCTAAAAACGCCGATGCGCAGGCTATCGCTGAAAGACGCCTGGCTTCTGCTGAGGCCGCCAGAGACCGGAACCTTGCAAACCGTGTAACTACCCAAAGCAATCTCAATAGCGTCACATCTGTTGGCACCCGCCTTTTAAGCGGTGCCCTCGGGCTCATTGGCGGCGTGCCGGGATTAGTGATGCTTGGAGCCGGTGCCTGGTATGCGGTGTATCAAAATCAGGAGCAGGCCAGGCGTTCTTCCCAGGAATATGCCAGTACGATAGATGAAGTCAGTAAAAAGTCGATGGCAATGACTTTGCCTGAAGCTTCAGATAATGCAGAGAGAACTCGTGCCGCTCTGAATGAACAGAACAGGCTAATTGATGAACAAAAGAGCAAGATTGAAAGCCTGAAAGAGCAGATAGCTGGTTATCAGTCAGTAATCAGTAATCCTGGTCCCACTACCAGCGGTGGTTTCATGATTAACCACCTGACATCTTTGGACACCGTGACTCGTGGGCTGGCTACAGCTACAGAGCAGTTATCTGTTGAGCAAGAAAGGCTTGCTCAGATGCAGGAAAAATCCGCTTCTATTCAGCAGGTTCTTGAGGGGCTTGAGCATCGACGGGTGGCACTCATCCGAGAAGAGGCGGCCAATCAAAACCGGGCTTATCAATCTCTCCTGCTGATGAATGGGCAGCATGACGAATTTAACCGTTTGCTGGGGCTGGGTAATCAGCTCCTGATGGCCCGTCAGGGGTTGGCTAACGTTCCACTCAGACCTCCTCAGGCCGATCTCGACAAAAAGCAAACCGATGCCCTTGAAAAGAGCCGCCGGGATCTGGAGTTGTCGCGCCTTAAAGGTGAGGCCAAAGAACGTTTACGGCTGAGTTATGCGGCTGACGATCTGGGATTAACCAGTGACCCTCAATTCCAGACAGGCCGTCAGGAGTTGATTAATAACGGTCTTGCGGAATGGCGAAATAATGAGGCCAACAAACCTCAGAAAAAAATGCCCAAATCTGATGAGCAAAAGACATCGGAGAAACTCGAGGAGTCTTACAAGCGCCTCATTAGCCAGCAGCAGGAACAGCTCGCGCTTGCTGGCCAGAGTACGGAGCTCGCTAAAACCAAATATCAGGTAACCCAGGGTGAGCTGGGGGCTTTGTCTGAAACGCAGAAGACAGAGCTTCTTCGAAATTCTGCGGCGCTTGATCATCTTAACGCTGTAGAGCGGCTTAAATCCCTGAATAAGGAACTACTGGAGCCAGAGGAGGCGCTGCTAAATACCACTCGTGAACGCATTAAACTGCTGCGAGAGGCTGCACCTGCGACTGAAGAATACCGCAAGACAATGGAGCGGATATCAAAAGCATCGGTTCAGGAAGCTCCGAAGTTCGGTGGTATTGATTCATCTGTCGGCGGTGCCAGCGGCGAACTTATTCGTGTGGCTGATGCGCAAAAAGAACTGGAAAAGTGGCATGAAACTCAGCTTGAGATGCAGAAAGAGTTGCTCGACCAGAAGGAGATTAATGAGCAAATCTACGCTGACCGTGTCGCTGAAATTAACAAGACAAATGCTTCGCAATTACAGGATATACAGGCTGGATACACATCTGCCAGCCTGGCTATGTTCTCAGACCTCGCTGGCCAGTCAGCGCAACTATTACAGAGCATCGGGCAGGAGGGCAGTCTTGCCTATAAGACCCTTTTTATTGCCAGCAAGGCGGCGGCAATGGCGCAGGCCGTGATCAACACCGAACTGGCAGCAACCAAGGCTATGGCGGAAGGCGGCCTGATTATGGGGATCCCGGCGGCCACAGCAATCCGCGCCGTTGGTTACGCGTCAGTGGCTTTGATAGCCGGACAGTCGCTTGCCGGTATGGCTCATGATGGCATTGACCGGGTACCGGAAACAGGGACCTGGTTGTTGCAGAAAGGAGAGCGAGTGGTAACAGCCAGCACCTCTGCCAAGCTCGATGCGACCCTGGAGAGGGTGCAACATGCCAGGCAGGCCTCGGCTGGTGGAACCGTTCATATCCAGAATTCATTCACCGGAAAACCCGATGACGCAACGCTGATGGCTATCGACCAGCGAAACCGCCAACTGGTGATATCGATCCGTAAGGAAATGGCGGCTCAGGTGGTAAAGCCAACTAATGAGTTTGGCAGGGCCTTAAATGGATTCTATGGCCGGACCAGGAAGGAGTGATCACGTGTCTGACATTTTTTATCCACACGATTACCTGCCGATGCCATTGCAGGATGGTTATGGTTTTAAGCCTGTCAGCCCGCTGCAGCGCACCGAAACGACATCCGGCCGGGCCCGACAGCGCCGAAAGTATACATCAACACCAACTATCGCCACCGTGAACTGGATTTTTACAAAGCATAATCAGGCCCAGCTGTTTGAGGCATGGTTCCGCGATGCACTTACGGATGGCGCCGCATGGTTTTTGATGAAGCTGCAAACGCCGCTGGGCTGCCAGCAAGCCTATAAATGCCGGTTCACCGACATATATGAGGGGCCTACGCTGGTTTCACCAAAATACTGGCGCTACAGCGCGCAACTGGAACTATGGGAGCGACCGCTGCTACCACCAGGGTGGGGCAATTTCCCGGAACTGGTGGCTGGCAGCGATATTATCGATCTGGCGTTAAACAGGGAGTGGCCTGAAGCATGACAAGTCCAGTTCTGAACAGGCTTTATGCCAGCGGTGGTGATGAGGTCATTATCGACACGCTGCAGATCACGGTTGGCGGCCACGATTACTGGCTTACCCGCGGCTGGGATGACATTACCGTCACGCTGGAGAATGGTGCTCAGGCAACATTCCTTGGCTCTGCCATTGATGTGGCGCTACCGGCGCGAAATTCTGACGGCACCCAGGATCTGAAATTCGCCATCAGCAATATCGACGGCGTGGTTTCAACGGCGATCCGCAACGCGCTGGATAACCTCAGCGATGCATCCCTGACATTCCGCCGGTATATCTCGACTGACCTTTCCGGGCCTGCGTCTCCGCCGTTTACCCTGGCGATTAAGGAAGGGTACTGGACGGCGACGGAAGTACAGATCACCGCTGGCTATATGAATATTCTCGATACTGCGTGGCCACGCTACCGCTACACGCTGCCGGACTTCCCGGGACTTCGTTACCTGCAGTAGGAAATCAGCATGTTCAATCCTGACAAATATCTATCCGTAACCTGGCGTATGGGTGGCCGAATTTACCCGATTCTGGACTGTTACGGCGTAATCCATGAAGTGCGACGCGATCTCGGACTGCCAGACTGGCCTGTGTTTGAGGGGGTGATTAACGAAGGCTGTCAGATGAATGACACCTACAACAGCTTCCGAAGCAGGGTTCAGAAATGCGAGCCGGAAGAGGGGGCGGTGGCGGCCTGTTATACCGCTGGCCTGGTCACGCATCTGGGGATCGCTGTCAACGTGAACGGGGCGTTGCATATCCTGGAGGCAAACCCCAAACGCAACGTGACCATCCTGCCGCTGGCGCGTTTTATCCGGCAGTACGTCAAAGTGGAGTTCTATAAGTGACGATCCGAATTTACCCATCCCGGCTTGAAGGTGAACCGCTGGAGATTCATCAGCACGCACGCACTACCATAGCTGACTGGTTTTGCAGAAACGTGCAGGGCTGGCGGCCTGATATGACTCACCCGGTGGCGCTCGATTTGAATGGTGTATCGATTCCTCCTAGAGAGTGGGATAAGCAGATCATTGCCCCGGATGATGACGTGCGCCTTTATCCCGTTCCGTTCGGACCGGCAGCTCCCGCCTGGCTGGTATGGACCGCAGTAGCTATCGCCGTCGCGTCGGCAGCGTACTCTATCTACATGATGAGCACTATGTCGCAACCGGGAAGCGCTTCCCAGCCCGGAAACGGTGACCAGATTGACCTGAACCCGGCGAAGGCGAATGCGGCAAAGCTAGGAGAGGCGATCAGGGAAATATTGGGTAGATATCGCGTCTGGCCTGATTACGTGATGCAGCCGGTAAGCCGATTCGTCAACGAGACCAGCATGGAAACCAGCATGTTCCTGTGCATATGCGTCGGAGACGTGGCTATCAACCAGTCTGATCTGAAGGTGGGGAATACGCCATTTTCTTCATTTGGCACTGACATTAGTTACAAAATCTATCCACCTGGCGCTGACGTATCTGGCGATACCCGTACCGAAAACTGGTTCAACTCACCTGAGGTGGGGAACACAGGTTCCGGTACCGCCGGTCTGGATCTGGGTTCAAGCGGCCCGGAAACAGTAAGCATCATCGCGGATGCGCTGGTCGTGTCCGGCAACACCATCACGCTGGTTGACGTATCGGCATCCGGTGGGGATGAGGAAATCCCACCGTCCTGGACCGTCGGGACGGTGATCACCGTGCTTGCGCCCAACTCATATACGGTCGTGTCTTCCGGCGGTTACAGCGTCATTTATGGCGGGATAGAGGAACTGGCCCCCTCAGTTGGGCTGCCGGTGACCCTGAACTATAATGGCAACGACTATGATCTGGTGATCGCCAGCTATGCCCCGGGCGTTCCGGCGGTACCGGGGGTAGGTGGCAGTGCCGCAACCATAACTGCCAGCGCCGCGCCGACGACTTACGATTTCAGTACCGCGCCGGTGACATTCAGCATCAGCTGGCAGGGAATGACCTATCCGGTATCGCTGGTAACCAACTACGTCACCATGTCGGGTCTGGTCTCGTCGATCACCTCACAGCTCT